GGCTTCCGCCGGGTCATCGAGCCGCAGAAATGCAGAAAAAACATCAACTCTTCCTGATTGATCCCCTCCAGGGGGTGGGTTAATGGCAAAGAAATCGCCACAAAGGCATGCTAAGGCGGTAACGGCTACCGAACAGATCGACCAACAAATGGTCCTCCGGGCCCAGGAGAAGCAGCGGCGCGGGGAAACGCCAACGCGCGACGAGCGGACCGCGCTCAAGCGATGGGAGAAGCTCGAGGAGGAGCGGCTGCGCTGGATCTACTACGGGACGATCCCGAAGAAGCACTGGCGGCAGATGAGCGGGAGGCAGAACCAGGTGATCAGCGACCAGGCTGAGCGGTACGGGATCCCGCTCGACGGCGCGACGATCGACCTGACGGCCGTGGCTGCCTGGCTGCATGACTTCTTGGCGGCGAACTCGCACGCGCTCAACGCGTCGACAGCCCGAGCGGACGAGCTGGAGCGGGTGCGCCGGGCCCAGGCCGAGAAGTACGAACTCGAGAACCAGGTCCGCCGCGGCGAGCTCCGCCACCTGGACGACGTGCGACGCACGTTCGAGTTCGTCGGCCAGGTCTTCCGCAAGGCGTCGACCGAGCTGCGGCAGGCGTTTGGTGATGGTGCGTATCGCATTCTCGAATCGGCCGTTGAGGATGCTCGAAAAATCATCCAGAAGTTCGAAGGCGAAAAAGCGAGTGAGTCATGACCTACGAAGTCGAGCCGCTGGCGGGCAACGCACCACACATCCCTGGTGGACCGTGTGTCGTTCGTGACGGCGATGGGCGCCGGTTCTGGTGCTGCAGACCTGCACGAACATCCATCGTGCCATGGGATGCGCTTGTCGTTTACGAATGGGTCGAGGACGGATGGGACACGGTTTCACCGATCCGGAACCCGGCACTGCTGAAACGATTGCATGAGACGTTATCGGAGGCGGGAATCTGATGGCTGATCCACTGGACGAACAAATCGGCGGCGAGCACTACAAGGGCTGTGCGATTCAGCCGGTTGAATACATTCACCGAAACGGATTGGGGTTCCTCGAGGGGAATGTGATCAAGTACGTCACGCGCCACCGCAGCAAGGGCGGTGAGCAGGATCTGCGGAAGGCGATTCACTTCCTGGAATTGCTGATCCGCATGGAGTACGGGAATTGACGGTAACGTTGGAAGCAACGCACCTTCCGATGCCGCTCGCGGCCGACGCGATCTTCCTCCTGGATCGATCGCTTGAGAAGCCGCCGCGCTCGATGAGCCAGTGGGCTGAGGACGAGATCGTTCTGCCGACAGGTCCTTTTCGTGGTCAGCGATTCCGCCGGCGTCGGATGCCGGTATCGGGCCTCTGGTTCGACCTGGTCGATTCGAAGCAGTGGCAGATTCACGTGGCGACGGGTCCGAGCCAGTCCGGTAAGACGCTGTCGTGCTTCGTGATCCCGACGCTCTACTGCCTGTTCGAGAAGCGTGAGGACGTGATTGTTGGTCTTCCTGACCTCGACATGGCAGCCAGCAAGTGGAACAAGGATTTGCTGCCGGTCATCAGGGAAACGCAGTACGCGGATCTGCTGCCGAGTGTTGGCACCGGCAGCAAGGGCGCGACCAAGGTCCGGCAGATCGAGTTCAAGAACGGCACACACTTGACATTCATGTCGTTCGGCGGCGGCGACAAGTCACGAGCTGGTGAGACGGCGCCGAACCTGGTCATTACCGAGACGGACGGCGGCGGCGAGATGACGGAGGCCTCGGACGAGGCGTCCCCGATCGCTCAGTTGATCGCCCGGACGATGGCCTACGACCTGGACGCGTTCATCGTCATGGAATGCACCGTGTCGACCACGCTCGGTCAGACCTGGGTGCGATACCAGGCGGGAACTGCATCGCAGATCGTGCGGCCGTGCCCGCACTGCCGCAGCTTGGTGACGCCGGAGCGGAAGCACTTCCGCGGCTGGCAGACTGCGGACAACGAGATCGATGCCGGTGATGCGGCCGGTTTCCACTGTCCAGACTGCGGCAAACGCTGGACGGACGAGGAACGATTCGAAGCCAACCAGCACAGCCAGGTCCTCCACCGTGGCCAGGTGATCAACCAGGCCGGCGAGATCTCGGGACATCTGCCGAAGACGCGGACGCTCGGCTTCCGCTGGTCGGCCGTCGACAACTCGTTTCGATCGAGCAAATACCTGGGATCGCTCGAATGGTCCCGGGCTCGTGACGTGGACCAGGAAGCCGCGCAGCGCGAACTGAACCAGTTCCAGTACGCGATCCCGATCAAGCCGGAGGGCGAGGAAGACGATTTTCTCGACCCGTATGCTGCCATGAAACGGATCGGCCGGACGAAGCGGAACATCATCCCGGCTGACCATGACGTCGTTACGGTCGGGACCGACATCGGAGACAAGCGGATCCACTGGACAGCCGTTTCCTGGTCGAGCGATGACGCGACCTGCCAGGTGATCAATTACGGTGTCGTGAAGGTCTACAGCCGGACGCTGGGTGCGGATAAAGCGATCCGCGCTGCGCTGCGGTACCTACGTGACGAGGTCCTGGCCGGCGGTTTCCAAGTGGAGGAATCTTCCGAGGTCGTGCTGCCGCTGCAATGGTGGATCGATGCCGGATGGCGAAACAAGGTGATCTACAAGTTCATTTCCGATTGCGAGCAGCTGGGCGCGTGGCAGGATCGCGTGCGGCCGGCTGTCGGTCGTGGAGCTGGCCGGCAGTACAAGTACAAGTGGACCGAGAAGCACAAGACGGACCGCAACGTGACCTATGTGGGTGAAGATTACTTCTTCGCGCGTCAGCGGAAGTTTGACGTCCAGCTTGTGATCGTCAACGCAGACGCGTGGAAGTCGTTCATCCAGGCCCGCATGATGCAGAACGTCATTGACGAGAGCGGCGAGTACCAGCCAGGTGCGATGACCCTTTTCGTCCCGGACACCGATCACTCGCAGTTCTGCCGGCACCTGGCGGCCGAGCGTGAGACGACGGTGTTCATCCCAGACCAGGGCGAGGTCAAGGTCTGGAAGACGCTGTCCCGCGCGAACCACTGGTTCGACGCGACCTATTTGGCAGCGGCAGCCGCGAACTTCTGCGGTGTGGAATTGATCAGCGTACAACCGGATCCCGGCGCGGTGCCGGAACCGGACAACCAAGGCACAGTTCCGGACGAGTTCACGACGCCGGACGGCAGGCCGTTTTACGAATGATGGAGGAACCTGTAATGGACGACCAGAAAACGACACGACTGCAGAAGCGCGACCGGCCGAAGATGGTGCGGCGCGAACCGCCGAAGCCGAGCAGCACGCCGGCGCCGGAGGCTAAATCACCAGGCCGCGAGGACGCTGGGGTTAGTGTTGCCGGCGACACTAAGTCGGATCCGGGTTTCGTCACGATCCGATTGCCGATCGCGGAGCTGACGGGGACCGGGTACCAGGTCTCGCGCGACGACGTGCCGCGTCGGTTCCTAGCACGTCAGCTGACCCGCAAGCAGGGCGCCGCGCTGGCGATGGTGCGACTGGGGATGATCGCGGAGGGTGCACACCTGGATGCCGAACGTGTGGACTTCTACACCGGCGGGAAGCGGGCGATCAAAATTGATTCGAAAGAGGAAGTTCTCGCGCGAATTCTCGAGCACATCGCCCACGCGATCGAGGAAAAAAAATAATTTCTACGCGCACGCACAAAGAAAAAAATTTTCCAAGGCCTCGAGCGATCGGGGCCTTTTGCATTTTCTTGCCTTTCCGGTTGACAGCGAAGGCATGTGATGTAATAGGGGGCATCTGAGAGGAACGCCATGTCAACGCTCAACTCCGACAGCTCGCTGCCAGAAGTACTCGCAGAGTACGACAACAACGCGTCGTACGAGGAAGACGGTAGTGTTGCGAAGGCACGAGCGTTCATCACGGCCGTTCGATTCATGATGCGTTATGCACAGCGCGAACGAAAAGGCGGAATCGCCGGCGCGGAGCATGAATTCAATCTGGAGGTGTTACGTGAGGAACTGAAAGACGCTCGGGAGTACGTGGAGGCGTATCGTACGGACGAGACGACGCCGCACGTGTTGGACGTGGATTTCACGGAGTTTGACGATCGGGCTTAGACGGACCGGTGGGCGGTGGGGAAATGAACGAGCTGGCGATACCAAATGGCGACAGTGACATGAACGGCCTGATGA